CTCTTCATAGCAATACCAGAAGCCTGTCCAAGAGTAGTAATACCTTGAGTTAGCTGCTGAACTGCGGCGGCTCTTTGTAGTACTCCAAAAGCAGCAGTTACAGCAAAAACTCTTGCAGCAATAGTAGCATATGCAGCTACAAGACCTCCATTCCCATTAAGGGTCTCTCGCATTTTACTAAATGCTTTTGTACTATTAGAAGTTGCACCCGCAACGCCTTTTTCACCCCGCTGATACTTATTCCGGGCATTAGTAAGATTCTCCGTCGAGTCAGCGGCCTGTTTGGCTTTTTTGGCAACGATAGAAAGATCGCCATTATCGTCGATCTTTACTCTAATCTTAACTTCGTTTTGGGCCACTTGGTTTTCTCTTTAGCTTATCCCGCTCTTTCTTTAAATCTTCAGCGGATTTTTTGATAGCTCTTGAGTCGAGAAGATTTAGTACGTGTACTAAAAGTTCTTGATTGTCAACTTCGAATATATCTGATAAGTATTGTAAGTTAGAGTAATCCTTTCCAATATATCCTATATCTGGATATACTCTATCGCCTAGTAAATTAAAAATGCTTACTGCATCTAGTACATCTTCTGGAAAATCTTCCCAGCTCGGAGGAATCTCGTCTTCAATAGGTTCCTGTCCAAGCTGTTCCATCATTTCAAAATAACGTTCTTTCGTCATTTTGACTTCTAAATTTTTATACAGTTTCTCCAGCCTGCTCAGTAGTTCCTCCATCTCGTTCTGTACGAAAGTTATCGAGATCAAAGACTACCTCATTGAGCCATGTATCAAATTCAGTTGAAGAAGAGACAAGAACTTCTGCATTTTCAAGAGTATAAGGGAGCTCTTCGCTCATATCCTTACCCTCTGTATCAATAAGAAGAAGAGTTTCTAGGTGTTCGAGAGTTAAGCCCTCCCAACCTTTAATAGTTGAGCTACTAAACTCTGTTACAAACTTTTCTTCATCTAGTGTTTCCACTACTTGACGTGTCTTTCGGTCAAACTTTTGAACTGTGCAACGCTTCCGTAAACCTGTTAGCTCTTTACGAGAAAGATTTGCAACCTTGACTTTAAAGCCAGAAAGCCCAGGAAAATCTACCCAGACTTCTTTAACGTCGACCATTAATTTTTTTAATTCCATTAAAACCACTCCTTAAATAGTGTTGTATTGTAAAATACTACTTAGCGTAGCATTGTCTGTTAATCTCCAGTCAAACATTTGTGCATAGACTGGTCCTAAAGCTGCCCTGTTAGTATATGAAACAGAAGGCATATTAAAATCAAAACCAGCAAAAGTACCTGAATATTCTTGCCCTGCTTTAATTCTAAGTGTTGTATTAGTATCAAAGTTTAGAAAAGTACTTTCTGATCCATCCTTTAAATACTTTCGAATATTTCCAGAGAATATCTTGCCTTTTATGACAAAACCGCTGGGGTACATTGCATTCGAATTATCTGTAGCAGCTAATCCGCCTTGCACTGTTTCATAGCCAACCCACTCAATATCATTTTGCAACTCAGCCGAAATACCGAATACACAATCAGTAATATCAGTTGAATCTAATGTTACTGAAATATTCGGTATAATACGCGTTAAAGAAGAGGGGTTGGATACAAGTGATTCAGAGCGAGCACTAACAAAGTTATTAAAATTTGTTTGTGGTGTTCCATCAGTGTTGTTTGTAGCTGATCGAATTAATTTTTCAGCTTCGCCTTCTACGGTTAGCTTTAATATGCTTTCTTTAGAAATGGCAAACTCACCGTTTGTAAGTACAGCATTTTGCAGCTGAAAAATGCTTTCGTCGCTTATAAAAAACAAGTCAAAAGCATTACAATCAATAAGACGATCGAACACTATACTTTGACTAGCTGAACTCTCCTTTATGATATTTACAGTAAATGAAAAAGATGCCGGATTTGCTTTAACAATCGTTGATCGTTCAAAGTACTGGGGAGAGTGTACTGTATTTACAGATTCTGTAGATTCTGTAAAAGTTTGTGAGAAAGATATATCATTTTCGGGCTGAAGCTCGTAAATATTATTACCGTACACCAAAGCTAATTTGGTATTCTTTAGAAAGTTAAAGGCCGGCATTTTTTATCTCCTCATAATATGGTATATTACTCCATTCAAGATGTTTTGTCAAGAATTATTTTTAGAAGGTGAATAGAAAAAACGGGCCGTAGCCCGTTTCAAAGTAGTTAAATATTTTATTATGCGTTATGGTATACAAGAGTGGCTTCGTCGGTTTGCTCCAAGCTTGAAGGAAGCGCATGGAAATTAACTTCAAGACCGATAATATCTTCGATCTGATGAGTTGGGATCTCCAAGTGAGCCGTTGGAATGTCAATTACAAGTTTTGGAGTATTAGCACCGCCAATGCTAAATACCAAATCAGTTGAGTTATTAACAATCGTCGTTGCGCTTGCAAGATCGTCAAACAAGTCTGCACTAGTACCCGCACCTGCAGCAGTTCCACCATTCAAATAACACGTAAAGCTTCCTGAAATATTTCTTGTTCCTGTTACATTACCCAGAGGCTGGTTTACAACACAAAGCTCTTCTGGAGTCAGGAAGGTAAGATTGTTCTCGAAAGAAATACTACCGCCTGTCAATGTAAGCTCGTAGGAAGTTTGTGAGTAAGGAGCGCTACCGCCTGCCGTAGTAACCGCAAGCGTTGAAAGACGATTACGAATAAAGTTGTCGTTGCTATGGGCGATACCATCATTAATGATCTTAGTATCCCAAGTTGGAGTTGAGACTGGCATTGATGCCTCTTCTGTGATTAGAGAGCCAAGACCGCTCCAATCCAAAGTAAGAATACCATCAATATCAAAATCCATTGTAACAGAGTTACAAACGGCTTTTGAAATCTTATAAATTGTTTGAGGGTTGCCCGGACCTGCTGAATAGGACGCAGGAGCGGTTCCACAAGCACCAAGTACAAAGTACAAATTAAAAGTCCCGAGAGCTGAAACGTTACTGCTGTCAAAATCCATCGTTACATTACTTGGAGTGGCTGCTGTTGTCTTAACTAGGGCATTTGCCCAAGTACGTGTAGCACCACCAGCACCATGCGTATACGCACCAGCATTTAAAAAATTAGCCCACAAAACTTCATCAGTAGTGTGTGCAATATTCCCGGAGCTGATTTGGTGAGGACGAGCATACATTTGCAGATTCCATTCTGCGGGCTCAAACGCGTCTGTAAACATTTTACGGCCACGACGTGAAACAGCATTAGTTGAGGCGTCTGCCATTTCATTAACAGCTACTTCAGTAGTAGCCGTAGACTGTGAGAAAGAGAATCCGTCAAGAATAGGAAGCTCCCAGAAGTAGCCGTCCTTTTCCGCATAGACATGGGTATCTCTAGATAGTTGTAGTTGTGCTGCCATAGTATATCTCCTATGATCTTGAAAAGGCTAGGTCGTGAATCGTTTGATTCGTGCCAGCATTTTCTTAGTAATGAACCTGTATCAGAACTTCTCCTACTCCGTACGGTTCAAGAACTCCTTCGTCAGTTTCTATATTGACGATTTTAATATCGTGAGTTTTTTGTGCAAGACCTTGCTTATCAGTGTAAGATAGCGCACCATTTTCATCTAAAACCGTTTCTACGTCTTCAATTAATTTATCTAATGCTATTACAGCATCCTCTTCTTGAACGTAGCAACGTATTGTTACACTTAGGTATCGGTCTCTATAGCCTGCACCTTGATACTCTCGTGTTTCTGATCCTGCATTAATATGAAGTGCAGGAAACTCTTCAATTTCATCCCAAAATTTTAAGCGTGGATGAACATTATTAAATACATCTGTAAGAAAGTCTCCGCTTCCGTCAATTTTCTTTAACTCTCTAACTAAAGCATCTACTATTGCAGAGCGGCGAGTTGTATAAGGTCTTCCGACAAATGACTGTGACACTTACACTCTCCTAGTATAAAATCTTCCAATAGCAAACTGAACGGCTATTTCTCTGATTGACTTATCAATTAACTTTCTAGGATCTCGATCTACACTGCCTTGACGATTTCCTTGTTCAAATGTTTCGTAAGGATTTCTTTGATATGTATAGCCAATACTTGGAAATCCTTTTGCAGTTTGAGTAATGTCTGTTACTCGAACACTGCTTGCAAATCTTCCTGTTTGATTTTGTAAAGCAGGAGGTATCATATTTTTTTGCACCACTCCCGGCAACTGTTGATTGAATATACCAATGTAACTTGCTATTGAGTAGGGCGATTTTTGTGTTTTAGCTACAGGAAATTTTGTTTTTGGTACTTTTGCTTTTCCGAGCGCCGCAGTAGAGGTCTTTTTTAACTTAGAGCTGCTCGTAGAAGAAGCTTTTCTTGTTGAGTTTTCTATCTTAGGCTCTTTAGAGGTTGTCACCCCTTTTTTCTTTTTAAACTCTTTTAGTACAGCTTTAGTTGCTTTTTTCTCAAATCTCTGAGTAGGGGTATCGGAGCCTTTTAAACCAGCAATCGGTTTTTTATTATTTAATCTTTTAATTCCTGCGCGAATTTGAGCGAGTAGCTCATCTTTCAACCTTGCGCTTTCAAAGCCAGCGTTTCTATTGTCCATTAGGCTTTGGGCGCTAAATATAAAACTTTCTGTAGAATCGTCTCGTATAAGATCTAAATTAATTCCTAAAGCTTCAAGGTTAGACATTAATACTTCTCGACTAGCTTTTGAAGTATAGTTTTGATTTATAGCAGTATCAATTGCATCTCTGACTCTACTTTCTAAAATTCCAGCGCCCTCCATGTGGCCGCCTTCAACAAGATCTGTACCTTTTGTTATTTCTGTTTTACCTTCTTTCATGCGGTCATTTCGTATAAACCGCTTTTTTTCTGTATCAAAGTATCCGTCTTTTACAGCTTTATTCAATCTTCGGTTATATTGCTCTTTTAAAAACTCATTTAACCCAAGTACAAAAGTATTTAATTCTGATGTGTATAATTTTTTTAACTTGTCAAAATTATTAAAGTTAGGGTTTTGATCCGGTGTTGCTTTAGGATTTGCAGTCTCTAAAAGAGTTACTTTAATAAAATGTTGATTTGAAACTATCCTAACATCTCTTGTTTTTTTAAAACTTTGAGCTTGTGTTCTACAAGCTTGAAATATGTTATCTGCACCAGTCTCTACATAGTTTTGAACGTCTTCTTTTCCAAAAAGATTAAGAATATCTCTATGTTCAAATTCTTTTTTTATTTCTTCTACAAACAATCGAGGAAGAAAAACAAAATGGTTTGTTCGCCTATCAGCAGTTTGTCTTCTATACGCATCACTAGTTTTTGATAGGTCTTTTTCTAAATCAAGTAAAAAAGCCTCTAAGCTAGAACGAGACATTAAAAGTTTTTATACAGATCAAGTACGCGTTTTATATGGTCAGGAAACGCTACACTACTGTCTTGGCTGCTAGTTCCGGGATTCTGTAAAGTTGCGCCTGCAAGAGTTTTTCTCTCCTTGTACTCATCTCTGTAGTAGTAAGTGATTAAATCAATTACCGCCAGCTTTAAATCGCTAGGCAGAGTTGAGTACCCAGCACGATAAGTAACTTTTACAGCACCTGGTCCTCTCGGCCAGTTTCGATAAGAAGATCCAGTCACATAGAGTACAGTATCTGTGTTTTCGTCCAGATAGTAATTTGTGCTTGTCACAGCCTGATAACTAGAGGTGACTGAATCTCTTGTTTCTACGGCACTTACCGATACTACAGGACTTTCAGTTAGTTGTACTAAATGAGTGTTCCAATCAATGGTAAATGTCTCAACTTTATCTGTAGAATAAAAATCTACAAATGTATTTCCACAATAAGTTTTTACTAATTGGCTCACAGACGTAATTAGTTCCGAAAGATTGTAATCATCTTTCGGATTCTGTATGCCTTCCATGTCTTTATACTCAGTGAGAGTTATTAAATTAGCCATAAGTCAATTAATAAAAACTTGGGGAGGCTGCCCTCCCCAGTTTATTTAGCTAGCTATTATGCTACCAGATTTACTGATACACAAGAGCGGTCGCCTGCTGCGTCAGCAAACAGCTCGCTAAAGCCGAGTGACTGAGTAGCGACGATTACACGACGCTGACGTGCAACTTCGTAGTCTTGCTCTACGCTTACACCGCGGAGGCGTGGGATTACGTAGTTACGAGTAGCAACTGCGAAAGCTACAGGCTTAGTAGCAGCCTCAGTTTCAAAGTTATCAGAGATGATTACGGGAGAGCCGTAAACAGCACCGATGCTACCAGTTACCTTAGTTGCAATGTCTGAACCTACGTCAGTGATGTCAGCAAATGCTGGATCAGCGATCAGATCGTAGTAACGAGCCTGAGATACGACGTATGTTACGTCTGCTGGGTTAAGGCCATACTTACCCATGTCCTTACGTGCTTCAAGCAGAAGTTCTGCTGTAAGAGTAGCAGAGTTTCCTGCAGCGACTGCAGCGCCATCGAGGTCAACCGAGCCGCCTGTTGATGCAGTAGCAGCACCAGTAAGACCAGTGATTGCTGGTGAAGTGTTACCACGAAGGATCATGTGATCTACAGCACGAGCGTGAGCACGAGCAACACCTTCAGTCAACATTGGCATCAAGTTAACAAGAACTTCTTCGTCAATGTGGTTGTCCATGAAAGTGGTTGAGATCATACGGTGAGCTTGAAGAATCTTTTGATTTGCTTCAAATGTACCCGCAGTACCGCCTGCTTCAGCAAGACCAGTTGTAGAACCAGAACCTACAGCGTTCTCACCAGTAGTAGCGAAGATAGCCTTCTCTACATCATTCTGGAGAGGCATTACCATAGAAGCTGAATTCATTTGCACCTCACGGAAGATTTGAGCCAAACGATATTGAAGTTGAACTTCCTTCTCGATTTGACGGCTTACTTCCTGGTCAATATCACCGGCGTTAGTGGTGTACTCGATACCAGCCTTCTCAAGAAGACTTTGGCCATACTGAGTATTCCAGCCTTTGTTAGTGTAAACACCGAGCATGTGACCATACATAAGATCTTTGCCCATGTCTGAGAGACCACGACCATTACGGTCAGCGAATACACGCTTAGACTCACGCATAGCTGTAAGCTCTGCGTTCTTTTCTTCTAAGTCCTTCTGATGCTGCTTGATTACTTCGTCAATCTTTGCATCTTTCTCAGAAAGCTTAGCTTCGATATCCGCCATCAAACGCTCAGCGCCTGACTCGATACCAGTCTTAATTACAGACTCAACTTCAGCTTGCTTAGCAAGCTCAGCGTCTGCTGCTTCTTGTGCGGCCTTAGCTTCTGCTTCGGCGGCTGCTTTTTCTTCGGCCTGACGAATTGCAATCTTAGCAGCAGTCTCATCCGCTACCTTCTTAGCAAAAGCCTCCAGGTCGATTTCGGGAGTTTGTACTTCCGACATTGTCATCTCCTTTTGAACTGACTTTTCAGTTCCATCCGGTGCATCACTAGCTTCAAATGAATCTTCATCCTGAGCCAGAGACTGACCGGCTAGATCTACACTATTTTTGAAAGTTTTTTTGAATTCTTCGTACTCGTCCATAGAGTCGAAAGATTTCGCCAGAGAGAAAGTTGCTGCTTGATTGCAAGGTACCGATACTACTGATACTTCAAACAACTCAGCATCCTTAATCTTTAATCCGTCAGTTTCCTCTAGGTAATCAGCATCCTTGACTCGGAAACCAACAGAAAAAGCTCCAAGAATGCCTTCTTTAACAAGCTGCGCCACATGATCGGGCGCAGATTTAGAAATTTTAGCCTTAAGTTCTAGACCGTTTTCAGTGACTTTAAGTCCTGTTGCACGTCCGATAGGCTTATCGTAATTATGGTTAAAAAGAATGATAGGATTCTTTTCAAAGTTATTTAATCCACCTTTTGTCCAAGCATTGGCATCAATTGTATCGCCGGCTCGATCAAAGTCTGCCGTACTAGCCATTCCGCAGATGTGTACACCACCATCATCTTCGTCAAGTGCTTTGAACGTGGATGTTAAGTTAAAAATCTTTTCCACTATGACTCCTTTTTAGCAGGGGCTGCTTTCGGCTTGGGAGCCGGAGCAGACTTAGCTGGAGCAGGCTTAGGCTCTGCTGCGGGCTTGGGTGCAGGTTTCTTCTCAAAAACTTCAGGGTTTGATAATTTTACAGAAAGTACAGCTGTTTTCCAGTTGTAAAAAGACTTTTGAATAGCTTTTGGAATTACAGGCTTATCTACAATTCCGCAGTAGCTTTTATAGTCTATATCAATTGGAAGACCCCAATCTTTGAATTGAGAAACTAAAGTTTTATTAACTTCCTTTCGCAGTCTGTTGCGTGAAGCCATTATTCTTCTCCGTTATCTTCTGGCGGTCGTCCGCCTTCGTCTGGATTAGCTGCGCTACCTGCTATATTAGCAGGAACTCGCAGGTCATCATATCCTTCTACTGAATCAAATCCTAGGGCATCTCTTGCTTCATTCGGAGAGATAATTCCAGTATTTACCAAAGCCGAGTAATATTGTGATTGATCTCGTAGCTCTGGTTGTAGAGCGGGGATATTAGTTATATCTTCTACACAACTAAATCCAAAGTACCTTTCCATCGCAAAGTTTATTTTTCTTACGATAGGTAAAATTGTCTCAAGATAATACATTCTCATATTCGGACGAATATTTGCGTTATTACCGGAGTCCAGCATAATTGGTGGAACGCCAAGAGCTTTTAGTACAATTTTTTCGTTTTCTGCAATTGCGTCTTGAAAGTCAAGCTCTTTGAAGTTTACGTTTGAAACTTTATCAATTTCAATACCGCCATCCAGAACAAGAGGTCTTCGTCCTCCAGCATCAGGTCTGTATCGAGCAGACCAAGATTGAATCATGCGCTCTTTAATTTTTTCTGACAGAGTATTTGGCGATTTAAGAACTAACCCTGGGACTGCTCCGTTTTTAAAGAAGTTATCCTGAAAGTCTCTCATACGACGCATAAGAACCATTGTACGAAGTGCAGGCTTTAGTCTAGAAACTCCTCTGTATATTGAGTAAAAAGAATTATCTTTGATATGTATAATTTCGCTAGGCTTATAAGTAACTTGCTCATTGAAAGTATACTTTTCTATGTAAGTTTTTTCGCTGGCGTGAATAGTTACTTTATTTGCAGGTAAATGGTAGAGGTGTGCTCCATCAAAATAAATAAATATATTTCCGTCAAGTAAGTAATCAGTAATTAAGTTACGACGAAAAGTACTAATATCTTGGAAGGGGTTGGGCTCTCTATTTAAAAGAAGCTCTACTCGAGAACGTTTAATTCCCTTTACTACACTATTTATGCCCTGAACTTGAGCGCCTACAGTAATTGGTATTTCTGCCGTATCATCTACGATTAAGTTTACTCCGCGGTTTACGATTTCTAAGTCTTCGTATGCGCGCTCGTAGCTTACTACTTGCTCTCTGGACGGTTCTGTTTTATGATCATAGTACGGTTGTGCAGGATTGAGTTTTTCCTCAACTTCAGCTCTTCGTCCAATTAGTCTATCATACCATGCCATTTTTTTCTCTTTGAATTTCTACCCAGCGCATTTGCTTCTTTGCCGTTACTAAGGCTGGATTTCTGCCGTATAATCTATGCAGCTCCAAATGATGTTTATGGCAAAGCGTGACTGTGTGCTCGTACAGCTCCGCCCATTTGTCTTCTATAAACTCGTCCCGCCAGATAACAATATATTCGTCCGTGTAGTGCGCGGGTCTTTCTTTTTGTTTTTCTTTGAGCCACTCTTTGAGGAGTGGAGCTAGAGTGTAAAAGTGGTGAAAATCGAGTTCGGTATTAGCGCCGCAAATGTGGCATTCTGTTCCTTTTTCGTACTTTGATTTAGCTCGATCTCGTATGTATTTTACCGGATCTCTTTTTAGCTTTTTCATTTTGAATTATAGCCTCTGTGAGATAAATTGTCAAACATTATTTTTTACAGGTATCCTTAAAACCCGGTCTGCGTTGTTTCAAAAGAATACAGTGCGTATCTTAGAGCATCTGCCATGTGCGACGCACGATTATGTTTTGGCTTTTCTTTTGCGAGATTTGGATTAGGATCCCATTGATACTGGTCAAGACAAGATAACACTTCACCGCATCGTTGATCGACCATTAGTCTGTCGTTATCAACTATTCCCGCTACGTGTGCAATTCCGTCTAGTACTGACTTCTTAGCATTTACAGTACTAATATCGTAATTTTGTGCGAAGTCAAATCGAGTTTGCTGAGCTGCGGAATCTATGTAAATGTAGTCGATATCCCACTTGTCAACCATTTGACGAATTACAGCGGCATGTTGCTCGGTAGTCTTTTCGGCGTCAAGGTACTCATCTAGTACATAGTACAACTCTTCGTCCCAATCATATGCTACGACCATAAAAGCAGTTGGATCACGATAACCAACATCCAGACCAGCAAATACATCCATGCGACGAGTATCAAGCTCTTCATTATTGGCGACACAGGTTTCGTGATTGAATGTCCAAATTTGACCTTCATAAGTGTTAAAGTCCGCTTCATACTCTTGTCTAAATTCTGCATCGGACATCGATTTTTTAGCTTCCTGTATATCCATTTCAGACATGCGCGGATTATCATGATAAGTCGCTCTGATGGAACACCACTCGGGAAATTCGTCATTAAATCCTCTATCAAAAAACTCGGCAAACCAATTGTTTCGTCCACGTGGTGTAGATATAAATAGTGCTTTCGAGTTGTCTTTATCTAGTGTTGGACGTAAAGCTACGTTAAAAGCGTCTTTACCGTCTGCCAACGCCGCTTCGTCAAAAATAATTAAGTCGTAGCTACGTCCAACACAAGAATCTACCTGATTCACAGATCCCATTCGTACAGTAGATCCATTGCTCAGTTCTATAACTTTGTCCTTTGCGTTATCTTTTGTAATCTCAAGGTCAAAGTGTTTAATAAGTTGGCGTTGTAAGTCGAAAGAAATCTGAGACAGCGAATAGTTGGGAGACATGATTAAGATGTTGGAACCAGGCACTAGAGAGACTAGCTGCCCGATTATGTTTGCGATATAGGTCTTGCCCTGCCGCCTTGAGACTGCCGCGCAGACAAATCTGTACTTATCATTATTGATCGCGTTAATAATTGCTACTTGCGAGGGTAGCGGGGAGACACCGAGTAGATCTAAGTACTGATCCACTGGCAGTTTGAGAAAGCGTGTCTCAGATTGTAAATTTAGTATCTCATTGGAAGATACGTCAGCTCGACTAGTTTGTACAGCCATTCCATATTCCTACTTTTTTGCTTTCATAAATCCAATGGCTGATCTTACACCAAAGGAGGCTGCAACAATAATTGATAGTGTATATTGATACCATTCAGGCATTGCTTCCAGTGCTGCAAAACCTCTTTCAACATACTCAATACCTCCTGGAATAAATGCCATAATAAGCGGTATACTAAAAAGAATAGTTAACCACTCATCCTTCCAAGAGTTTCCTGCATTTTGTGCTTGAATTTTTTCCCAATCACCAACTTGATTGGAAGAGTTAATCATTACTTGGGCTTCCGCTTCCGCTTTAGCCTTCATTTTAGTGTTTCGTCCTTCTAGAAAAGTAGTTCCTAGTTGTAACAAAGGTCCAATTAGGGGTAAAGACATATTATCTCCTTATTTTTTGCCAGACCATGCCTGTGCTCCAAAGAACGCTGCAACAATGCCTGCAACGGAAACAAAGTACACTGCTGCCATATCTCCAAGAATCGTAGCGGCTTGGTGTAAATCCATAATTTCTGTAGTCATTACAGTAGCAGGGTAAAGAAGCATACCTGCAAGTGCAAACCAAGTCATCTTTCGTTGCGCATCTCGCATGGCGTCTGCATCTTCGAGTTCTTTTCGCTTAAACTCGAGATACATTCTACGCTCTTCTTCGTCTACTTTGTTATCACCATTTACATCTGCAGGGTGATAGCCTGCTTGTTTTAATTCTTCGCTCATAGCCTGTACTAGTTATTGTCTACCAGAACAATATCAAAAATGGCGCCCCCACCTACATTATTCTGTGAACGAGCTTTGACTTCTATATCAGTCTTTTCTTCAAATTTCAAAGGCACAGGATAGTCGTAGTTAAAACCAGAGGCAAATACTCCAAATTGTCCTCTTACATTGAAGGCTCCACCAAAAGGTCTTGCATATAGCCTAAAAAGTGCGTCATTGTTTGCATCAATCGACCCATTTACCTTTAGTAGGTACCCTGTCTTACCTGCAGGAATTGTATACAAGGCCATAAGAGTCTGGCCAGCCCCTGCTTTTATAATTGCTTCGTCTGTGCCCCCATTCTGAATACGAATTTCATCTACATTTGTAGACCCCGTATTTGGAGTAACCATTCGTGCTCGAAAAACTCGAAGAAATTGAGCCGTTGAAGCAGCTCCACCAATAGTTAAAGTTTCAGTTACAGCATTGTAATTTTGATCAAGCCCCTGTACTTCTACAGTACCATTGTTGTCCGAGCCTGTGTTATCTGCAACAGCACTTACATTAGAAGCTGCACTATATACATAATCTGTAGTACCGTCCCAAATTGTTTGAAAATTATTTGGAATTGTGTCTCGATATCCAAACTTATTAATATGAGAATACCCTTCTACATCTCCGGCAGAAATAGGAATATTTGCTGCAGTTCCATAACTGCTAATTAAGTTTCCGTCTTTATCAGAAAGAGTTACTACCTGTATAGGAGAGGTTCTATTATTTAACGAAAGTGTATAAGTTTTATTTACCATTTTACTTTATCCGCCCAATAAGCTGCGCTCATTTTGCCCTTTGCAATATTTTTGCGGTGACGAGCTTTAAAAGATGCACGCTTACGCTTCATTGCTTCTGACTCTCCTGCTTTTGGCTTACCCGCAGTTTTTGCACCTTGCTGCCCAAAACGAATCGTCTTAATTTTATCACCTACCTTTGCTACGACGATGTGGGACTTCTTTGGGTGATTTGGAGTACGACGAGGCTTGTTATAGCCTTTCACCCGAGCACGTGCTAAACGTGGGTCTCGCTTCTTACCTTTTCTTCTTGCGGCCACTTTTCTTTCTCTTTCCCAAAGCTACGCGCTTCTTGATGAGGGACCTGGGAACTGTCTTCCCTTCTTTGTAAAGTTTTGCAATTTTTTTAATTGCACGAGCAAGTTCTGCTCGTCGAGTTCCTTTTGTGCCGCTGAGATACTTTTTTGGTATACCAGTTCGCTTATCTTTTGCTGGGCCTCTTTTTCGCTTTCTCATACAAGGTACTCTAAGTAGCGAAGGCTTGTATAGTAATCAAGCTTTCCCGCTTTGTCATAAGTAGTGACAGTATAAATAGTCTGAGACACTCTGTCTAAATTTTCATCAATTCGTGAAGAAGAAGGAATCGACGTATAGTCCTTTTGCCACGTTGTAGGAACGGTGGCGTGTACCGGTGCCACCTCCATCTTAACGCTTCTTCTTTCGGACTTTGCGCTTGATATCATTATCTTGCGAATGTCCGCCACGAATAAAAGAATTTACACGACCCATGGCCCATCCAGCCATTCCGACCCCGGAGCGAGAACCAGAAGACAAAAATGCTCCCTGACCTCTACGATATACTTTTGCGAGTTGTCCATAAGTATATCGCTTACTCTTTTTTGCTTTACTTCTAAGAGTTGCTTGAACACTAGCACTAAGAGGCTTTGCTACTCGCTTTCGCTTTGGCGCCGCCTTTCTTTTTCTAGTAACTGTACTTTTTCGCTTTTTTCTTTTTACGGCCACGTTTCTTTCTCTTGTGGGCTGAGTCTTTCATCAGCTTTCCACCTGGCATAAAATGATAGCCTTTTGGTGCGCGCTTACCTCTATAGGTACGTCGCATTTACTTCTTCCACTTACCGATAACTGGTACCATATGGCCCCACTTACCCCAGGCCCACCAGCCTACTACACCTACTACTACGCCTATTAAAAATTCCATTAGAGTTTCTCTGAGACTTTTTAGTCCTCCGCTTCGAGTGAGTCTTCGAAATCATCTAGCCAATCTTTTTTTGGCACTTCGATATCCCTAGTACCAGGAATCGTTTGAGCTCCTCCTTCCATAGCTTCTGCCCATGCTTTAGCTTCTGCTTCAGTAGGAAACTTTTTAGCGGGTCCTTCATCTGGAAATACTTTCCACTGGTTACCCCACGCAACTATTTTCATATTACTTTTTTCCTCGCTTTTTTCGAAGAATTGCCATTTGCAAAGCCTTTGGCAACTTCTTCTGCTTGGCTGTTAACCCCATAGACTTCTTTTTCTTTGCACCACGCTTTTTCTTGCCTTTCATCGGCTTTTTCTTACCATAGTGTCCTGGCATTACTTTTTCCTTCGAGCTTTCGCTCTCTGTAGAATAGACATCATTCTTTTGGCTTTTGCTACTGTGGCTGCAGTTGCTTTCTTACGCCAAGCCCCTGCTCTCTTTACATAAACTATTCGGCCTCGTCGCTTGTATGGCATTACTTCATAAGTAGTGAAACAATCACGCCTGCAAGAAACAGTATCATGCTTCCTGCGCCCATAATTAAACGACTTTCCATTCGCTTAATACTTTCTTCAATGTCCATAAGACGATTAAAAGTAGTCTTCCAACGTTCTTCGCATTGCGCTTCATGTTGCGACATTTCAATTTCAATCTCTCGTACTCTATGTTCTATATCACTCATTTTAATGCCGCCAATACTAAAAATAGGAGGGGTATAAGTACCACCGCTCCACAAATCACATAAAACGTTGCCATCGCGAGCTCAGCCATCTCTCTTCTTTTTCTTGCTGCTTCTCGGGCTGCTTCTTCTCGCGCTTCTTTCGCTTCCTTTTGAAATTGTAACCAATCATCCCACATTCCAGGGCGACCAGCATATATCATCTGCTCTCGCAAATGCTCTTCCATTTCCTTAATTTTTTCAAGTTCCATGAAAGCCTGTAAATCGCTACGATAGCCATTCTTGTTTGCTTTCTTTTGCAGTTCGGTTTTAGAATCAAAGAAGCGGTTAACTTGTGTTCCTACTTCATATATTTCTTTACCGTTTCCTATTGCATGTTTGATAACTTGAAATGCTGCATTTGCTGCTGCAATTTCTGCAAGCATGATAGTTTCTCTAGGTTAACCCTCCTTGAGAAGTTTTTCCATCAGCTTTCCATAATTGCCTTGGCCGAACGGTAAACCCTCACTATTGATCTGAACATTATTTTGAGTCTTAATGTTCGTAGTTTCTGCTTTCATCAGATCCGCCTGGGCTTTGATTTCATCCATACGCATCTTGTGTGCCATCTGAAGTAGATCGGCTAGATCTTTTGAAGAGTATACGCCAGTTTCCTGTGCTTCTTCAAGCTTGCTCTGTATCATTTCGTCTAGAACAGATGCGATGTTATTTTTGTTCCGATACCCCATGTCTAGGTATACAGTATCAATATACTTTTTAACTTCACGCTTGTTAAGTACGTCTACCACTTTATTTTCTGGGACGTTCATATATTCACAAACGGCACGAATGTTGCCGAACTGCAAATAAGCATTTGCAACCTCTAGTCCTTCTGGGGAGATTGTAGTAATTTCTTTACTCATCTGGGGTGTATTCCTCAACTCTCACGATTGTGGCCTTTATTATATCTTTGTAAGTCCCGTCAGGTTGTAGAACAACAACGCGATCACTCGACCCATTATTGCAAGGTTTGGGCATCTCGCCCACAACTTCCAGTATGGCCCCACTTTTCCAGTGTTTGTAAGTTACTTTCAACATTTTCCGTGCTTAGATTTCTATTTCTCAAATTATATTTTAAAGGAGCTGAAATGTCAAGCGCTATTTTTCTTTGGTACGAAAAACCCCAAAGTTGTACGTGTGGGGGAGCGCGCGCGAAAAAATTTTGTCAAGGTCTGCTAACCGCCCCCCTAGATGAGAATGATTATCATTTAACATTTTCGACTTTTTCCTCTGCGCGACAAAAGGCAAAACTCGCGCGAAAAAATTGTGAAATATTACCAAAAAATAATTCAAAAAAACTTGCCAAAAACTATTGACGGTCGGGCCCGACCTATGAGACTATTACCTCATCGGATGTCGCTACCCACTGGGAAAGCCCCGATCGACCCGCCGCCACCATCGCGAGGGTCGCAAAAAATCCAGCCGGCAGAGCATCGCAACCGGAGACGCGCGATCAACAAAAATCTCAATCTGTCAAGCTCTACCCCCTTTGGGTTATTTACTTTTTTCTGATTTTCAACTACAATTCACCTTCTCTTAACTAATGAGGATTTTGCTTATGTCTAACTACACTTCTGCGATGGTCGCACGCATCCAAAACGCGGCTCCCCTTAACCTTGCCAAGGCCAAGGAATTGGCCGCCGAATTCGGCAATGTTACTCACCGTTCGGTGATCTCTAAGGCGCAATCGCTGGGCGTTGAATACGTCAAGGCGACTCCAGCGCCTCGCTCACCTCGTGAGGCTACGCCTACAAAGGCGGATTATCTCGCGGCGATTCGTAAATCGCTCGCGCTGAAAGATCGCTCCGGCGATCTCACCAAAGCGGAGCTATCCGCGGTTCTGGAGTCGATCGGATGATCGGCTTCTGCGCTTGGGTCGGGGCGTTGCTAATGTGCATCGCCCCCTTCATCATCGACACCGACGCCGGTAAGGGCGTCGCGATTGTCGGGCTTTTTCTTCTGACCATTCAGGCACACGCGACACGATCGCACAATTTGATATTACTCAATATTATCGGCATTGGAGGCTATTGCTATGCGATATATTTTTGATCTAGATCACACCGTGATCGACAGCTCTCACCGTCAAGCGACATTGCCCGACGGCTCCCTAGACCTTGACCACTGGCGCGAAAATTCGACGGCTGGCATGATTCGCCGCGATAAGCTATTGCCACTCGCTAGGGTATGGCGTGAGCAATTCGCACGCGGTAATGAGATCGTCGTCTGTACTGCTCGCGTTATCGGTCAAGCTGACATGGATTATTTGGCGAACGCTGGCCTTCACTTTGACGCGCTTCTGTCGCGTCAAGAGGGCGACCGCACGCCAGACGATGAACTCAAGCTGAGAATGCTTCGCCGCTACTCTACCACTAAACGCGGGTCATGGCGTCGCTTCTGCAACTTTTCCTTAATGTTTGACGACAATCAAAGCGTCATCAAAACCCTTTCCGATCATGGCTTGAAATGCTATGATGCTCTTGAAATCAACGCGAGGCTTGCGGCATGACTATTCAAAAACTTTCTATTGCGACTCTGGATACTGAGACCGTCGGTCTCGAGGGTCACGTTTATGACATTGGCTATTGCATTCACGACAAGCGCGGCAATATCGCGCTTGAGCGTAATTGGCTTGTTGAGGAAAACTTCACCAACCCCAAGCGCATGATGGGCGCATTCTATGCGGGCAAGCATTTCACCCACTACGCTCGAATGCTTCAGGATGGTGAGATTCGCCTCACGCCTTGGGCTGAGATCGTCGGCACTATGCGGGCTGACTTTCTCACTCATGGTGTCGATGTCATCGCGGCTTATAACGCCGGTTTTGACTTCCGCGTTTTGCGTCAGACTCACGCGGATCTAGGCGGTGAGGGTGCCATTCTGCAATCGCCGGTCAAGATTCTCGATATCTGGCAATTTGCTTGCGAGACCAAACTTAGCCAAAAGGCATACGCCAATATCGCTCGCTCACAAGGCTGGATTTCACCGGCTGGCAATATCAAGACGGGCGCAGAATTTGCTCACCGCTACTGTTCGGGCGATCTGTCATTCATTGAAGACCATACCGCACTATCGGATGCGCGAATCGAGGTTGCCATTCTCGCGGAATGTTTCAAGCAGAAACGCCGCGTCCCCTACGGCATCGTCAACGCCCAGCCGTGGCGCATCGTCAACTCGAACGCGGGAGACGACCCCGACGTTCACGGCTCCAAGGTGGCTTGACGCGCCGCCTGTTCCACGTGGAACACGCCTTGACACATTGAGATTTTTGGCGCGGGCGCGCCAGTAGTAGTACGACGACGATGTTCATTGGTGTCGCTTGCGCCAGTATGAGTGCAAAGTTGACAATTGTCAAGTCTTTTTTTCGGGTAAGGTGCAAATTTTTCCAAATCAATTGGTCTTTTGGCGCGGCGGCGCCGATTATAGTGCAGTTCCGATGCGATTGTCAAGTACTTTTTACCCAAAAGGTGCAAATTGTTAAAATTACCAGTCTTCGTTGCCGGCGCCGATTGTACCACACCCGTCCCCGGCTGTCAAGTACTTTTTACGGCAATTGTACCAAATTTTTCGCTTGATAGTCTTCGCGGGGTCTGTTAAGATTATGGCAGATTTGGTGGGAAAATTCACGAAAATTTTGGTAAATTGGTGCAAATTTTACTTGACACGCCGAGGTCGTGGACGGCCCCCCGGAATTCGGGTGCGTTCTTTTACGACCAATTCGGAAAAAAGTTCTTGACTTGAATTACCCCAGGTAGTATAATGTACACATAAATCGGAGGAGACCTGCTATGGAAAAAATTATTGCTGTAACATTCGACATCGCTGACCAAAAGTGCAAAATGTACAATGCGCTTGAGTGGCACAACTTTATTGCTGACACGCGTGAGCGGGCTAGTGAATATGGGGAGGAAGCTCCTGCAGGCCTAGATGAGCTGTTTGATGAAGTATATGGTGACGAGTTCTGGTTTGAAGTAATACCTAACCCGTTTGCTATCTACCAAGTAGCTTTTGACCTGCGCTCAGAAGAGTTTGTACTCTGTCAGAGCGACACAGAGTGCGAGTTCGTCATGGCTATGGCGGAAGACTCAGGCGACGAAGACGAAATTTTTTGGGCGGAATGATAAAAAAGTTCTTGACTTTACCGCTCCAAGTATGTATAATATCTATATTGAATCGAAACACTAACTAATTTTTGGGAGAAATTTTTATGGACGTAACTGCAAAAGCATCTGCTAACTACTCAGACGCAGACATCACTATGATCACAGACGAGTACACTCTCGAGCCAACTCGTGAGACTGTCGACGCCCTGGCCGTACGCCTCAACAAAACACCTCGCTCTATCATTGCGAAGCTCGCTGCTCTTGGTATCTACCAGAAGGCTGAGCGTGTAACCAAGCGTGGCGAGCCTGTTGTAATGAAGGCTGAGCTGGTAGCACAAGTACAAAATGCTATCGGTCGCGAGTTGCCTTCGCTCAACAAAATGACCAAGCCTGACCTTCAGTTCATGATCGACGCACTGGTAGGCTAATGGCTATCGTCATGAAGCTTAAAGATGACGGGTTCACTAAAGAGTGGTTCGTCTACAATAATAGTGGTGCACTTGTACTAGTCACCACTAACGAACACTTGGCAAGGGAGTTGGATAAATGCTATCAAAAGAAGAAATGATCGCGGTCATTGATCGCGCAAGCGCTACTGATGCCGGTGGATATCAGTACACAAGCGTAGTAAAAATACGAGATGAGCTTACTTACCAGTGGGCTTTTGAAGACTTTCAAGTGCGTGCTATCATTTTTGATATGCGTAACGCAGGACTATTAGGATATGGAGACTAGCTATGGCAAAAACTATGATTTACAGTAACGAACTGACCCGTTTCTTTAAAAGTACTGGACGTTTCAAGGGTAAGAAAGTGACTTCTCACGGATCTTATCGTGCAAAGCGTAAGCCTAACTCACCTCGAGTAAAGAACTGATGAGAATATCAGTAGACAGCTTACGGCACCACCTTGATGTATTTCTATGGGAAAACCCCGGATGGGATAAATGCGATGTAGTGATGGAAGCTACACAAGGAGGACGAATATATGCACGACGCGCTATTCATGGAAAAGGATTTGACATCACCTGGGAGGAGAAAGATATCTATGTCTGCCCTACAAGACAACCCGAAAACAGTATCTAACCGAATTGCTTTGCACTTTGCAAAGGCTAAAACAGACCCCGCTCCGGTTCTACATATGAATGCGGATGCGCTAGTTATTGAGTACAATAGCTTTGACACTGGACACAAACGCTGGGAAACTATTTCTGAAGTTGCGAAAAAAAGTTCTTGACTTTTAATGTTAAAACAGAGTATAATATCCTCATAAATCGCGGTGGGTATAGAAGTCTACCTTAGGGCCACTACCCCGCGTCGCTGTTCATACTATCCAGCGTTATGAGAGTATGCGTGCAGTTTGGTGATTAGCTCGGAAAAAGATCACTAGGTGGACAGTGGATTGGGCATGGTTGGGGCCTCCACACTTATTCGACATAGCAAGTCCGTTGCCCGTTTCATACGGGCTTTTTTATTCCTACCTCACCTAAAAAATATCTTGACATTTTTCTTCAGAACCTGTATAATTATTATTCAGATGGGAGAAGTACATGACAAAAATTCTACAATTTCCAGAAGATCGTTCGCTTCGTAGTAAGCTCGACGGTATGCGTGAAGACTTGGAAGAGCTTTACGATGTACTAAATCGAATTTATCAAGCTGTGGACAATCTGGAAACTGACATATCAAAAACAGAAAGTACCTACAATGAAGTGCTGGAACTATACGCAAATGCTGTAGGTATTGAAAATATAGAAGTAGGATATCTAGAATATGCTACTAAAAACCTTAAAGTAAGTGAGGACGGAATTAGCTGGGAGAAAGAACCCGACGAAGTGGTTTTTACTCCCTGGGAGGAAGAAGATGAAACGTAAATGCCGTAAGTGCGGTAAAACCTTTAATGCAATACTTGATGTATGGTATTGTAGTGGACAGTGTGAGCGACTCGCTGCCAACCCCGTTGCGAAGTTTGCTCAACTCTTCACCAGAGCTGCCACACATAAGGACAAAACTAAATACAACCGTAAGAGGAAGCACAAGAATGTCGAACAATACTAAGTACGATATAAGCAAACTAACAAATCAAGTTCTTAATGATATGGGATTAGGGTCTTTTCATAAAGAAACTTTGTTAGAAAAAACTTTAGAAAGCTATGAAGAGAGCTTTGACAAACTATTTAACGAGTATATCTTCTACAAAGAGAACTATATTAGTAAGTACGACAATAAAGGAATGCTCTCTTTAGTAATACAAAATGTAGAAGACTCGGCTATGAATAGTTGGTATACCAACTTTGAGAATGGCGGAGGGGCCTGGGGCTTTGATTCCGAGGAAGGTATGGCTGTTCTTGAAGAAATAGATAATTTACAAAAAGTCCAAAAACTATTAGAAGAAGCACAGGAGTTATTAAATTGAGCACATATACAGCAGAAATGACAGAAGCAATAGTGGAAGAGTATGTAAACAACCCTAATCCCGAAACTGTAGAGCATCTAGCATTTCATTATGGTAAAAGTAAGAAATCAATCATTGGCAAGCTCAGTAGAGAAGGCGTCTACAGGAGAGAAGTGTATGTATCGAAAACTGGTGAAGCACCTATCACGAAAGTGGAAATCGTTAGTAATATCGCTGAGAGTCTTGGACTTGAAAATTCAACTCTGGCTGGCCTCGAGAAAAGTCCCAAAGCAGCATTACGAAACTTGGAAAAAGCAGTGGCGGGGTTAAACGAGCTGTACGAACACAAAGATTACCCCGGAGGTCTGTGATGTGTGGAGGATACACAGGAGAGCATGAAGAAATGCTAGGAATGAGAAATACGATGTTGAAAGGACCAAAGTGGAAATTCGAAAAAGTCGAGGATTTTCAGAAAGCAGTAAAGATCTGCCAACGAAAATTACCAGTAAGAAGCTGGCGTGTTCTTGAAAGTGAAAATATGATTGAGTTTGAGAATGTAAAAGCGGAAGAAATGTATTCGATTGCAAAAGCAGTAGCGGGGTCAAGGTGGGATTAATGGACCTCGTATTAACTGCAGTAGTTCTACCATTTCAAGTAGTATTATTCTCGATCGCAGGCTGGATGTTCATGATGGCATGTCTACTGCCAATTATAGCTCTACGCGACATAATTCATCGTAAATTAGACGCAAATTAATACACACTTTTACGGGGTTTAAAAAATTTTGGGTCGGACATAATTGTACGAAATTAAAAGAAATTTTTAGTAAGATTGTTGTAGAATTGTTAATTATTCTTATTGTTATTCGGTTGTATTTGGTTATCATGGTCATATGTAATCGTCATGATGAACCAAGTAAAAACACATTGCGTGTTGGGGATTGAAGTGCAGATAATCGGTTTCATTATGTGCTTCGTGTTAGCACCCTTACGGCTGACGCCGACGGGTGACAGACGAAACGCACACATTCAAACGATTATCTTTTAGCTTGGTGAGAAGTTATGATTGACTATATTGTCCATCAAATATGGATTTATTTTACCACATTTTTTGGCACAAGAAAAGTATTATTTTTGAGCAGGTATATGGTTTGATTGATAGAGTAGTGTGAACTAAACAAAATAAAGTGCATTATTGGAAGGTAGGAATGGAAAAAGACGGAAATAAAGGAGTTGGAAATCCTATGGTACGTGCTCTCGGTAAAACGAAGCCAGACCGTAATTGGTATACCGAGGACTTTCAGTGGTATTTAAAATGGGCTGCATCGGTGATAGTACTGTTTAGCCTCGCTATGCGAGCTGCTGGTATTGAGTACCGAATGTACGATTTATACTTTGGTTGGGTGGGCATTCTCTTGTGGATTTGGGTGTCCGTAATTTGGAGAGATCGAGCATTAATCATGTTGAATACAGTATCATGGTTTATGCTCACAGTAGCAATTATGAAGGAGTGGGCGTAATGTTTGAGTTTACATTTTTATTACTTGGCTGTGCCATCATTGTTCTTTGGCTCGTCGTAGGTGGAGAAGGAGACGACGAATGAACGAAGCAATAACAGTAGGACACTTTCTACTCTTTATGGTAATACTACAGGCACAGTTGTTTACAATGTGGTATCTGAGGTAATGTACAAGTTGAATACAGATTTTATTTATTATATTGAGTTGAATGGCGTACTCTTTGCAGATCAGCCATTTGAAACTTATGAAGCAGCCTATGAGTACATCATGGAAAGTGGAATGTACTACGAAGGTGAGTGGGAGATAATGGAATGGCCCGTAGATTAAGTCATCTGCATGAAGCAGGAGAAACCTATTTTGAGCATCTACGTTTTGCCTGGTCAGTCGGATTTGTAATAATAGTACACGGACTACTACCGTGGGTCTGGGAGTATCGTGCTACAGAGATGATGGCAAGACGAGACATACAGCGACGAGAAAAAGCGCGGCGGGGTCAGAGCGGCTATGAGTAAGTATAGAATAGTAGATGAACGAAAGTGGTGGCGCATCTGGGCTCAATCTCTCGGAAACAAAGTAGGAAATGATAGAGAAGCGGATATCGTAGCAGGTATTCGCACTTTTTGGTGGATAGTACATATTGTAACGTGTTTCTTCATTATAGCACACAACGGTATGAATATGGGACTTTGGCTATGAAAACATTACTTATGAGCGATCTTCATATTGGATTTGGCTTTTCTCGTGCATCTGACATATTGAAAGTATTAAACACAGAAAAGTTTGATCGTCTCGTGCTCGTAGGAGATATATTCGATATTGCACAAATGATGAAACGTCCGTACTGGGACGAGCATCATACTGCAGTGCTGAAACGAATATTGAAGATTGCGAAAAGTAAAGAAGTGATATACGTTATCGGCAATCACGACTATCCGCTCTACTATCTACAGGAGTACACAGATAAACTCGCAGGGCTTAAACTTTGTAGAGAATACGTGTACAAAAGTGGAAAACGTAAAATACTTTGCATACATGGAGACCAGCTCGACCGTGTAAGTAGAAACACACAGTTGATAGGTGATTATCTCTATCATATCGGACTGCATTTAAATAAGTATGTAAACTTCGTTCGCAGTGCGTTTGGCTTTTCATACTGGAGTTTTTCAAAGTGGGCAAAAGACCGAGTAAAAAAGTTAATTGCAAAAGCATTCAACATGAATGCTGTGCTCGAGAAGTATAGAAATGAATACAGTGCGAATGTAATTGTATACGGTCACACACATATGCCTCTAATAACAGAGAATGTAGTAAATACAGGCACGTTCGTTGAGATTGCTACGTATGTAACCGAAGAAGGTGGAGTATTTACTCTACACGATTTAGACAAGGCATAGCAAAAATAATTCTTGACATTTTTTGGTATGAAATGTTACAATATTATTACAGTCGAGTACTGTTTTAAATTCATACGCTGTGAAGCGACAGAGATCGTCGTGAGACGATAGGAGAATACAATGAAATATCTAATGGGTATGGCAGCCCTGTTGCTGTCATTTAATGTATATTCTCAGGAGATTGTGGTAGTCGAAAAGAAAGGTAAGACCTATGCGCTTGTAACAAGCTGCACGACTACAAGTAGACCTACGGCTGTCAAATTACGAGGCAAGCCAGAGAAAGGTTCAACCGTGGTAATGAAAACACGGAAGAAAACACATAGATGTGAAGTTACAAAAGCTGTAGTACTCACATAAAGAAAAAGGGGCTCAGGCCCCTTTTTTGTGTCTTACATATGGCGGACACTTAGCAGTAATTGGTATATAGAAAGTATATTTTTCATCGTCCGTTCTATCGTGGTAATTCTTATACTGACAGACTTTTACTGTTACTACTTGATTACGTTCATTGTAAATAGCTGTACCTCCTTCGAGTACGAGATACAGCCAGATCACGGTCATTGATTGTTGGCCGTGTGCTCCTTTTGATTATAGTCTGCGATTGCAGCTTTGATGGCATCCTCTGCAAGTACTGAGCAGTGTATTTTTACTGGAGGTAGTGTAAGTTCTCGTGCGATGTCTGTATTAGTGATTCGCCCGGCTTCTTCCAAACTTTTGCCTTTGACCCACTCGGTGAGTAAAGAACTAGAAGCAATAGCACTACCGCAGCCGTAGGTTTTAAATTTAGCGTCTTCAATGATTCCATCTTCTACTCTTATTTGCAACTGCATAACATCACCACAGGCAGGTGCTCCCACCATACCTGTACCGACATCCTTATCCTCTCTATCCATCTTTCCAACATTGCGAGGATTTTCATAGTGATCTATTACTTTATCTGAATACATTAGCCTTCCTTCTCCAAGTCCCAGACAGTTTTGTTTTTGGTTCTGTCCGCTGGCGGGAATCTTTGCACCCACAAGTGGCCATTCTTTTCTGCATCACGAAAAGTGATAGCAGTAATAAAAAATCCACCTACAACCATGAGATGGCCTCCCACGCTGTAGATTCCAAAGTAAATTGTGTAGCCTGCCCAGAATGTGAAAATAGCTGTCCACATTACAGACAAGTAAAACATCAATATAAACTGAGTAAACGGATTTGGTATGTGTCGCAATGGATTGATCTTTAAGTTAAAGAAAAACTCATAAAGATCATAGATTGCGAATCCAAGTTTCTTAATCATGTTTCTTCCACCTTTCAAGTGTTTGTTTGTGAATAGCCTCATGTGAGTAGTACATAGTGATTCCACCAAATACCATTGGACACATGAAGATTGCGAGCAACCCTAGTAGACCTATATCCATTAGGCTTCTACTAGAATATCTTTTAAGTTGGGCTCAAAAAAGTTTGGCCCCTTAATGACTTTGCCGTCTTCTCTCTTCATAGGTCTGCCATCTGCACCGAGTTTACTCATATTGCTCCGGTGAACTTCAAGATAGCATTCGTCAAGGTCAATGCCAAATGCATGACCAGCACCATAGATAACGTATAACAAATCTGTAAGAGCGTCGGCAACCTCCACGAGGTCACGGTTTTCAATAGCTTCTTCCAGTTCTTCATATTCTTCTCGAATCAACTCCAGGCGTAATTCACGTGTACTAAAGTCAGGCCAAGTCGGATGAACTTGTACCTCTTGACCAAAGGCTTCCATGAAATCGCCTGCAAGTTCAAAATTGCTTGGTATCATATTTTTTCCTTTCCTGTTCTAGTTTCTTTCTCGCTCGAGCGATTCCGGCCTTCTTTGCCTTCCTACGCTTTTCCGAGGGTTTAGTATAAAATTCTTTTTCGCGGACTTCCCACAAATGATCTGTGCACTTTCTTTTCAAAACGCGAAGTGCTGAGTTTACGTTGTTATTTCTTACTTTTACTGATGGCATTAAATGTCCAACCCTTTTTTCGTAAATACGAAACTTGCTTACGCACAGAGTTATACGTCCTATCTGGAAAGTGCTCACGTAGCTGTTCTTCATTTGAACTTCCGTAAACCTCTTTCAGCAGTTGACGCTCCCTTTGCGACCACGGTTTTTTACTGTATATTTTCATATTGATTATTATAAGGGAAATGAAATCAAAAGTCAAGCATTATTTTTTTAATGAGGTCGTCAAAAAAATATCTTGACATTCGTTTCATTTTTCTGTATAATGATGTCATTGATGAGTGCACTTCTGCGCTTTGTAAGGAGATCATTTTGATTGAGTTATATTTAATTTTTGGAATTTGTATGTTTGGCTGTGCTCAAACTGCATTTCACTTAGGTCGGCGTGACGGTATAGAAGCTACTGTCGACTATTTTATTAACACCGGAGCAATAGAGGTAGATGAACCAAATGACTAATAAAGTTGCCAAAACATTTGAAGATGTCGATTATTCTGGAAGACAGTTTTACCTGTCAGATGCTAGCCTAGAAAAACTAGACGGCATAGATAAGCGATTGGCTGAGTGCGTACACAAAGTATCTGGTATGTGTTCAGACCTAAATATTCAAGTAATTGAAGGCAAGCGAACAGAAAAAGAGCACGAGTGGCTGTGGCAGAAAGGAGCTACACTAAAGTCAGGGCACTCCGCACACCTGTACGGATATGCTGTAGATCTTGGAATTTTTATTGGAAACCGTCTCTGTTTAGAAGTAGAAGTTTATGACGAACTCACTCAGGGTATGATTTATGCAGCCCGAGAAGTTGGAGGATTTAAACTTCGTTGGGGAGGCGCTCCCTTAATTGATGATTTGTGTGCTTTGGATATTACATTCATTGAAGATATTACAAATGATTACATCGACACTTGTCGAAGACAAGATAAAAGACCTATGCTTGACTACCATCATTTTGAGATAGGCACAGAATAAACGGCCCAGGGGAGCCTACAATCCCTTATTTTTATAAACCGGTGGTATCGAAAGAACCCCAGCGTACCGAAAGGACGCAATTCATAAAAGGAGAACTTTATGACTAAGCAGTTAGCTATGGCTGACCTGCAGAAATATCTGTTAGGTTTTGACCGATTCATGGACACAAACTTATTTGCCGGAACTCTTGACGGCGGCTATCCTCGTTTTAATATCCTAAAAGTTGGAGATACAGGTTTTCGTATCGAATTAGCTGTGCCTGGATGGAACAAAGAGGACATCGAAATTAGCCTACACAAAGGAGTTTTAAAAGTAGAAGGGCTTACAAAGCAAGCACTGCCTGCTGAAGAAGTCTATGTCTACAAAGGACTGAGTGGTAAGTGTTTCACACGAACGTTCGGAGTAAGCGAACACGTCATTCTTGATCGAGCTTACATGGAGCGTGGTCTGCTATGCATCGACTTGCATGAAGAAATCCCTAAGGAGTTGCAACCAGTTAAGGTTACCATTTCATAGGAGATATATGAAACAGCTAGCAATACTTACAGCTCTTGGAGTTGTACTATTTGCTCAGACGGGTCTGGCGACAGAAAAGAAAGAAACAGGGCCAGGACGGAGAGCACAAAAAATGGAAGAAGTACGAGTTTATGGCATTGATCTAAGGAAGCCTACCCCCTACAGAGTAGGACTAACCGATGTTGTACTTGTACATGAATACGATAAAAGAAAGAAGGAGTGGCGATTTGTCGGCACTAAGTCTGCGAGTAAAGAATCGTAAAGCATTAGCGGGGTCTTCGCGCCCCGCATTTTCGGAGAATTAAATGAACAGAGAAGCAGTCTACGAACAGCTCAAGGTTGATGAAGGAGTAGTGTATGAAATTTATTTGGACCATCTTGGGTACAAAACCTTCGGAGTGGGACATTTCGTGCTTGAGTCAGATCCAGAACACGGATACGACGTTGGAGAGCCAGTCTCAGTTGAGCGAGTCATCGAGTGTTTTGAAAGCGATCTCGATGTGGCTGTAAGCGAATGCGTTGCACTCTATGGCCCAGACGTCTGGGAAGGCTTCCCTGGAGAAGTACAAGAGATACTCGTAAACATGATGTTCAACCTCGGGCGCCCAAGACTTCGCAAATTCAAAAAAATGAATGCCCATCTTGTGGACGGCGAATGGTCCCAAGCAGCTATCGAAGGGCGAGACTCGCTCTGGCACAAGCAAGTAGGGAATCGAGCAGAGAGGTTAATGACAAGACTTGAAAATGTCTAACAAAATTGTTGCAAAATCTATGACCAAGTTCTTTCGCTTTACTGCGGATATGTTCTTCCGCGAGCGGTATGGTCATAGAGCTGTAGTTCTGGAAACCATTGCTGGAGTACCGGGAATGGTTGCCGGAATGCTTACACACCTGTCAAGCCTACGTGGGCTAAAGAAAGGGCAGGGTAGTAAGATCCACGAAATGCTTGCAGAAGCGGAAAACGAACGTAAGCATTTGATGTTTATTATGGAGGTAGTACAGCCTACAAAGCTGGAGCGGGGTCTCATCGTACTTGCACAGTTTATATTCTGGCACTATTACCTTCTCATGTATCTAGTAGCGCCTCGTACAGCGCATCTCATGATACATTACTTTGAAGAAGAAGCAGTACAAAGCTATACTGCCTACCTGGGGGAAATTGATGCAGGACGTATTCAAAATGTTCCTGCTCCTCAAATTGCTATTGAATACTATAATCTTTTACCGGATGCTACTCTGTACGAGATGTTGAAGTACATACGGCAGGATGAACAACATCATGCACACACTAATTTAATTTACAGCGAGGCTTAAATGGCTATTTATTGTACCGAACACGAGCGCCACGAATACGAAGAGCGTGGCTACTGGCGTTGTTTACCAGAACTTATTCCAGCAGTAACATTTCAAACTCGTATCTACGATGGTACACGAGATCAATATGACTGGAAATCAGTAACTACGTGGGACTTGTTTTCTAACAAACGAGTTCTACTCTTTTCACTTCCTGGAGCATTTACTCCAACTTGCTCCACCTACCAACTGCCTTCGTTTGAGCAGTTAGCGCCTGAAATCTATGCAGAAGGCATTGACTCAATCTACTGTTTCACAGTAAATGATGCATTTGTATGCAATGCCTGGGCGAAAGCAAACAATCTGAAAGAAGTACAAGTTATTCCTGATGGCAATGCAAACTTTACTGAAGCAATGTCAATGGTTGTAGATAAAGACAATCTTGGCTTTGGACGTCGCTCATGGCGCTATGCAGCGGTAGTCGAGAATGGACATATTACAGATTGGTTCATTGAAGAAGGTCGAGAAGATAATCACAAGAAGGATCCTTATATGTTTACAGATCCTGCATACATTTTAAATAAGCTGCGAGAGGGTAATTAATTCTTGACATTTAATCGTATTTCAAGTATAATTACATTATGAACTTATTTTATCTTGACAAAGACCTAGACAAGTGTGCTGAGTATCACGTTGACAAGCACGTCAACAAAATGATACTAGAAGCTGCACAGTTATTGTGTACTGCCATTTGGGTGGACCGCTTGCTAGGTTTTATACCCCGGGCTCTCGAAAAAGATGAAGCTGCGGTACTCAACGAATACAAAAAACTTGAGAAGCCTCTGAAACCCGAAGAGCGTAAACTTACACCGTATCTCGGCATGATGTACAATCATCCCTGCACGATATGGACTCGATCATCACTAGACAACTATGAGTGGACATGGTGCTATGCTCATGCACTCGCAGAGGAATTTCGGTATCGCTACGGCAAAGAACACAAGTCATTCTGGCAGGTTATCAACAAACTGCCTGACCCAGTCAACATTAAACGAGTGGGGTTTACCACGTTTGGACTTGCGATGCCTGACATACTCAAGAACTATGATGATCCAATACAGTCTTACCGTGACTATTATCATCTTGACAAGGCTACTTTCGCCAGTTGGTCTCATCGACCAACTCCCCCTTGGTGGGATGAGTCTCTTGCTGACTACGAACAGAGGATTACAGCAAAGTGAAAAAACGAAACTACAGCCGTGAAGATGTAAGAAAACTTCAGGGCACAATGGATATTGAACATACACTTGCAAGAAAAATGGCAAACAAAATGCGTATGCTTCTTGCAGAAAACCCTTACATTCATACATTTGGAGCGTACAACGGTCAGCAGGCTGTACAGCACGTCAAAGCAGGTCTTAAAGCAATCTATTGCTCAGGCTGGCAGGTCGCTGCATCAGCTAACACAAACAATGAAGTATACCCTGACCAGTCTCTTTATAGTGTGGATTCTGTACCCAATGTTGTGCGTAACATTAATAACGCTTTCCGTCGTGCTGACCAAATCCAGTATGCAGAAAGTGGTACTGGCTTTGAGTTTGCACCCATTATTGCAGACGCAGAAGCAGGATTTGGAGGAGTACTAAATAGTTATGAATTGGCTAGAAATCTCATCGAAGCTGGGGCGGCTGGTGTCCATTTTGAAGACCAGCTTGCGTCCGCCAAAAAATGCGGTCACCTTGGAGGAAAAGTCCTTATACCTCTTAGTGATGCTATCCGCAATCTTAACGCCGCTCGTCTTGCTGCTGACGTTGCTGGGGTTGATACTTTGGTCGTCGCTCGGACTGATGCCGAGTCAGCCAGACTCCTCTCTAGCGACTACGACCAAGCAGACTACAAGTGGATGTCCGGAGACCGTACTGCTGACGGATTTTGGCAGATTGAAGGCGGACTTGAGATGGGATGTGAACGTGGGGCTGCATATGCAGAATACGCAGATCTCGTGTGGTGTGAAACAAGCAAGCCCTGTCTCAAAGAAGCTCGACGGTTTGCTGACGCAGTAAAAGGATCTTGCCCGGACGCAATGTTAGCATACAACTGTTCTCCTTCCTTTAACTGGAGAAAGTCTATTCCTGGAGATCAGGAACTGCAAGACTTTCAGTATGAACTTGGAAAAATGGGCTTTAAGTTTCAGTTCATTACATTGGCGGGTTTTCATAGTACAAACTATGGCGTATTTAACTTTGCACGTCAGTACAAGGATCGCGGAATGTTTGCATACTCTCAGCTACAGGAAGCAGAGTTTGCAGCAGAACAGTTTGGATACACATCAACTCGACATCAGCAGGAAGTAGGTGTTGGATACTTTGATGCAATCACAACAGCCCTCGGCAGTAGTACGGCGGCTATGGCAGATTCAACGGAGGCAGAACAGTTTTGAGTAATTTATCAGAAGGCTGGACAAAAACAGCAGACGGACAAGGGCTCAGTTTTAAGGGGCCTGCTAAACTAGTGCATGACCCAGTAAATAGTCCTGCACATTATAATCGCGACGGGGTTGAGTGTATCGACGCAATGAAACAAATCACTTCAGACGAGGGGTTTGAGGAGTATTGCCATCTTAATGCGTTCAAATACATTTGGCGCTGCAAGAACAAGCAGAATAAAAAACAAGACGTAGAAAAAGCCATTTGGTATCTACGTATGATGATAGGAGATGATCCACGTGAAAGATAAACTAATGTTAGCGTTATTATTTGTACCTACACTTGCGTCTGCAGGTATTTTTGGAGACCACCCAGAAGGTTACGAAAAAAAGAAAGCAGGCGAAGAGCCGTATGCAACTCACTTCTCTGGAGCAGAGATTCACTGCATTACAGAAGGCTATTCTTGGCCCGGCTATCTCACCAGTGAAAAAAATGCTCAATTGCAAACTTCTGAGATGATTCTCTGCATTGAGACAGAAATCAACGAGCGTGTTGCCCTTGCACAAGTAGAAAACGAAGTTATTGATACTCGTTTACTTGAGATTGAGAACGCACTAAAAGCGCTCATGGAAGAGCGGGATCGGATTATCAATGGCGGGTAAAGGTGATACATACAGAAAAGTAGATACACAACAATTTCACAAAAACTGGGAGCATATTTTTGGTACGAAGAGTAAAGAAGAAAGATCACGAAAATCTATCGGATTCCAACATACAGAAAGTAATATCTCTTTTGAATGGAAAGCAACCAATTTCCAAGAAGGAAGCATGCAGTATGCTGAATATAGCATACAATACCACGCGCCTACAGAGAATAATTGATGATTACCAAGATAAAGTCGAGTATCGTGAATTACGTAAAAAACAGAATCGAGGACGAGGAGCAACAAATGAAGAAATTCGTGAAGCAGTTGAACGATACCTTTCCGGAGAATCCATCGCTGAGATCGCGTCAGGATTATTTAGATCGAGTGGATTCGTTAGATCTCTCATTGAGCGAGTCGGAGTCCCGAAAGTTGAGAGAGAAAGCGGAGTCGCTGTACTCCCTGAGTCTTGCATTTCTGAATCGTTCTCGCCCGGAGAAATCGTCTGGTCAGCAGTCTACCAAAAACCAGCAAGAGTAGACTATGAGCTTTCAGTAGACTACCAAGCAGAGAAAGCAGGCTTTATAGATGTCAACTATGAAAAGAAGTACGGAAGTAAATGCTATGCGATATATGTTATGGAAGAGATTAGAGACGATACAGAAAAATGGGCTAACGTGGAAACAGGTGGCTACGCTGCTTACTCTCTCGCGTATGATCTTGGGAAGTTATCCCACCTCGAAAAGTACGGAGTCGATTTATCACGTATCTAAAAATAGTTCTTGACTTTCATCGCTCATACAGGTATAATACATAGTATTGAAACTGAGGAAACCAATGGGCGACCGATTTTATTTATCACAACTACAGGCTACGGGTACTTGTCCCGGAGCATCACTAACAACTAACAGAAGGAAACGTAAAATGGCGTGGACAGACGAACAGAAGGCGGAAGTTATCGAAGCATACGAGGCCGCTAACCCAACTCCAGAGAACAGCATGGAGATCGTCGCAGAGATCGCAGAGCAATTCGAGCAGTCACCAAACGGTGTTCGTATGGTTCTGACTAAAGCTGGCGTATATGTAAAGAAAGCTCCAGCAACTAAAGCAGCTTCATCAGGCGGTAGCACAGGCGGTGGCCGTGTATCTAAAGCAGCCGCTATTGAAGCGCTCACAGCAGCACTGACTGATGCTGGTCAAGATGTTGACGAAGAGATCGTTAGCAAGTTGACAGGTAAAGCAGCAATGTACTTTGCAGGTGTTATTTCAGCAGTAAACAGCTAATTCTTGGGGCGTAAGCCCCTTTCGCATTTCTAGGAAGACGGCACGGAAGAAGATTCTGCCAACCCGCTTCACTAGGAGTTATTGTGAAAAAAGAAGAACTAGCAGACTTGGTAAGAGAGCAGGGCGACTCTGTTATTACTTACCGTAGTGAAAATAGTAATAAACTAAAATACAATGTCTGCACATTAGATTTTAGCACACCTTACATACAGCAAAAGAAAAATAGAGCTAAGGAGTCCGATAACACTATCCTAATGTTTTGTTGGGATACGGATTCTTATCGCCTATTAAAACCTGCGAATGTAACGAGTGTTGTCCCACTATCTTCCGTTTTGAAGAACGAGGCTTAGTATGGAATTATACCAAGCCCCAGAAATCTACGAAAAGATAATACACTACGATGAAGTAAAAGAAGTACAAGTTCGCCTTACTATCAACTCATTTCGAGGAGTAGAGTATCTACATTTACGTAAGTACTACCTTGACTTTGACGAAGAGTGGAAGCCAAGTAGTGAGGGCATTGCTATGCCTTTAGACTTTGATAACTCTCGTAATATGTTCGAGGGGTTAACAGAGATTATATCACTTGCAGAAAGTAAGGAAATTATTGAAGAGCACTTCGCAGATCTCATCGAGGGCCTTTATACAAAATAGTTCTTGACTTTTGTTCCTTCTTTCTGTATAATATACTTTATTCAGTGAGGGAACTTTATGCATCATTTTTTGGAAAAAGCATCTGCAATGTATTACAATGGTAGTCCGATTCTGTCGGATGAAGAGTTTGATGCGCTTGCAAGAAAGTATAGATACGAAGAGGTAGGGTATCAGGTAACTGATGGTATTCCTCATATGTATCGTATGTATTCTCTGCAAAAGGTGTTTAATCTAAATGAGGTAGAAGGCAGTACAGCACCTATGGTGCGTACACCTAAACTTGACGGGGCCGCAGTGTCGTTGCAGTATGTCAACGGTCACTTAGCTCAAGCTCTTACTCGTGGTGACGGCCAGCTTGGTCGTGATATCACGTTGAAGATGGAAGAGCTAGTCCCAAATGTAGTCGGCATCAAGGGCAACCTTCAGATTACCGGCGAGGTCGTAGCGCCCGATACGATTCCAAATGCTCGCAACTTTGCAGCGGGGTCGCTTAATCTTAAAGATTATATGGAGTTTCGTGAGCGTTGTAAAGAACTACGCTTTGTTGCGTATGATATACAAGGCGACGTATCCTATGAGCGTCTCTCCGACGCAATGAATCATTTGGCCCAGCAAGGATTTCATACTATCACTCACTTCGATGCAACTGGCTATCCAACAGATGGCGAGGTGTTTAGAGTAGATAGCTATGATGCCTTTTATAAGCTGGGATATACAGCTCACCACCCCCGAGGGGCTTTCGCTCTTAAAGAGCAGAAAGATGGGGTTATTACAGAATTACTTGATGTTGTGTGGCAGGTTGGCAAGTCGGGAGTTGTGAGCCCAGTTGCTATCCTACGCCCAGTCGAAGTGGGAGATGCGCTAGTGAGCCGTGCAACTCTACACAACATCGAGTACATTCGCTCCCTTAACCTAGAAATAGGTTGTTCAGTTGAAGTTATACGCAGCGGTGAGATCATTCCACGGATCGTCAGACGAGTGGACGTCGAGAAAAATAGTTCTTGACATTTAGGTCAATTCTGTCGTATAATATCTTTTCACTTTTTCGGAGTAGTCCATGTTTCAAGAAATCACTTTCCCTACTAACTGTCCTTCTTGTGATAGTGAGTTAGAATGGGTAAATGATTCTTTGTACTGCCGTAATCATCTGTGTCCCGCACAGAACGCTAAGGCAGTGGAACACTTTGCCAAAACTATGAAGATCAAAGGTCTCGGCCCTGCATCTATCAAGAAACTTGGCTGGACGTGCCCGTCCGAAATTTACACCTCTTCGCAGGATAGTATCTTAGCATCGTTGGGTTCTGAAAAAGTGACAAACAAGCTCGTGGGAGAGATTGCCAACTCTGTTGACGCTCCCCTTGAGCGCCTTTTACCTGCCTTTGGCATACCATTGATCGGGAACACGGCAACACGGAAGCTGTCTGAGACTGTAAGACATATTACTGTAATAGATGCAGACGCTTGTGAGCGTGCCGGTTTAGGCCCAAAGGCTACTAATAGCTTGCTTGAGTGGATAGAAAATGAGTTGCCTTACTTTCAAGAGGTTCTTCCTCATAGTTGGTACTTTTCTCAAACTGTCTCTACTCCTGTTGCGAGTAAAGGCATTGTGTGTATTAGTGGTAGACTGAAGAGTTTCAAGTCGAAAGCCGAAGCTACTACGGCCTTGAACGCGGCTGGGTATGAAGTAAAATCCAGTTTAACCAAGCAAGTCACACACCTCGTTAATGAGGGCGGAAATGAATCCGCAAAAACTAGACAAGCCAGAGACACTGGCGTAACTATAGTTACAGACCTAATTTCTTTTTTGGAGAACTAATATGGCACTTCCTAAGTGGACAGATGAGCGCACTCAGGCGCTTACCGACTTCGTGGGCTCTGAGAGCCCCGTATCTCAGGCTACTGTTGCAGAAGCAGCAGACCAGCTTGAAACATCTGCTCGTTCTATCTCTAGCAAACTGCGAAAGATGGGATTTGAAGTAGAACTTGCTTCAGCAGCTGCTGGCAAATCTTTCAGCGAAGCTCAAGAAGCTACTCTCCGTACCTTCGTTACTGACAACTCTGGTCAGTACACTTATGCTCAAATTGCTGAGCACTTTGAAGGCGGTTCTTTCTCAGCCAAGTCAATTCAAGGCAAAATCTTGTCTATGGAGTTGACTGAGCACGTCGCACCTGCTCCTAAGGCTGAATCTGTGCGTACCTACACGCCTGAAGAAGAGGATACTTTCATCGGCATGGTGAATGATGGCGCTTTCGTTGAGGCTATTGCAGAGGCTCTTGGCCGTTCTGTAAACAGTGTTCGTGGTAAGGCTCTTAGCCTTCTTCGTTCTGGCGATATCCAAGCGATTCCTCGTCAGGAAAACACTAAGGGCCCAGCAAACGCTGACCCTCTCGCTGATGTAGATGTTGCTTCTATGACTGTAGAAGCTATTGCCGAGTCTATCGGTAAAACTGCACGTGGAGTCAAGACTATGTTGACTCGTCGTGGCTTGACTGCCGCTGACTATGACGGCGCAGCTAAGTCTGCAAAAGCTTAATTTTTTTATGCTGTAGGCGGCTGGCCTCTATGTAGAGGTCGGCCTTTTTATGTTCGGGGGAACTGTTGAATATATCTAGTGCTTTGTTGAAGCAGTGTATTACTGTGGGAGACTTTGAGACGTGGAGCTATCTGCGTAAAGAGTATCTCCCTGCAGAATACCATCTGCTATATGAGGCAATTGATAAACATTGTGAGACTCACCACCAGTTCCCTTCATTCGATGATCTCAAGCTAAACATACGTCATCCTGCAACTAAGAGTAAGGTCTATGCCTTAGAAGATGTTGACGTAGACGTAGATCCAGCTACGCTACTTGAGTATTTGAAGAATGAGTATACGCAAAAAGAGATACTAAACTCTTTGGATCGGTATATCGACAACACGGTGTTGTTTGCAGATGCAGAAGAGTCAGTTGATGAGCTACATCAGTTGGTTCTGGATATAGAAACTAAAGTAGACCTAGAAGCTCCTCAAGAAAGTATGCAACGCATCAACTTGTTGGAGCCCGAAGAAGATCGTGCCAAGCAAATAGGTTTGGGTCTAAATCTCGATTACGATCAGGATATCACTTTCAGCCCTCGAGATCTTATTCTTGTTGGCGGCAGGAGAGGTTCTGGTAAATCTATTACTTGTGCAAATGTTGCAAACAACGTCTTTCAGTCTGGGCATTCAGCTATCTATTTCACTATTGAGATGGATAGTAGAGCGATATTGCAACGATGTTGTTCTATTGCTACTGGCGTACCTTTTTCGAGAATCCGTTCTGGAAACCTTACCAACACTGAGTGGGAAAAGGTTGCAGGATGGCAAGCCGCTCGATTCCAAAATGGTCAGGATCGCTTGCAGGAATATAAAAACAATCAGTCTAGAGACTACAACGAGTTCCATCGTAAACTAACTACTCAACATGAGCTTCTCCCGACTCAGCAGTTGGATGTTGTTTATGATCCTAGTCTTACTATTGCGAAGATTAGAGCAGAGCTTGACAAAAAAGTTCATAGACTGGACGCTCGCGTCATTATTGTTGACTATATCAACCAGGTTAAGCGGTCCCACCTACCTTCCCGGGGAGGTCAGTACGACTGGACAGAACAGATTGAAGTAAGTAAAGCATTGAAATCCATGGCGCAAGAGTATGAGTGTGCTGTTTTCTCTCCGTATCAAACTGATGCTACGGGAGAGGCGAGATTTGCTAAAGGCATCCTTGATGCGGCAGACGCGGCTTACACTCTCGATACATGGGACCAAGAGGATCAATGCATTAGTTTCAACTGTGTAAAAATGAGATCAGCTAGTATGAAGCACTTTACTTCTACTATGGATTGGGAAACTCTAAAGATTGGACCTGATACAGCTCTCACTCCAAAAGAGAAAGAGAGTTCATCTCATAAAACAGAAGAAGATGTATACGACCTTTAACAAAAATAATGCTTGACATTCCCTGCTGATTGCTGTATAATATTACTTCAATCAGTGGGGATTTTTTATTTATGGGAATGATATATGGATCACTTCGACATACAACTAGCGGTAGAAAAAAGAAAAGCAGTACTAAGAGCTCTCGACGAACTATCCGAGCAGTTCAATCAAACTCTCCAAAACCTTATCGACGAGAAACACCTGAGTACAGAAGTGCCTCCGACACAACTGGAGTTGCCGCTCGGCACGACCCGATGCAGTATACAGGACAGTTGGTTAAAGGGATAGGGACTATGCACAAGTCGAATGCAGTACCGATTATTGACGAACAACACATGAAAGACATCGCAAGGATGAGAAGATGAAAAAAGTTTTATTCACCACAGCATTACTAATGCTGGCACCGGCAGTAGAAGCAGAAGATCGCTTTGAAAATATTCGAGAGAAGTGGAAGATGTGTACCACTTGTCACGGCGCTCAGGGGCAGGGCGGTATTGGGCCTCAACTTGCAGGACAGTCTGCTGATGATATTATTAGCAAGCTACTACATTATAGAATGGGTCATCCTATTGGTGCTCAGTCTGCTATGATGTATCCTTGGGCACAAGCCTTGACAGAGGGACAGATAGGCACTATCGGCGTATTTGTTCAAGAAGGATTCCCAGAAAAATGAACCGAAGACTGAAGCCAAAAATTACAGAACTCTTTGATATGCTAGAAAAAGATATGGATATCGGAGACTATGAAAACGCTGATGTAACCTTGGCACGCTTATCAAAGTACTTTCACCTGTTTGATGATGAGCATACAGACTATTATCAGTATGCTCAAGATGTCTGCGACTCTATGCTACACGGAGAGAATGACGATTACTATGATGGTGAAAACTATTTAGATGACTGGGATGGAGATGCTTTAGCCTCTGCTGGCTGGGGCGTAGATGAAAACTATTGAACGTAGAAGATTTACTTAACGCAAAAAATATTCCATATATTCCGAAAGGCAAAGACTTTGTTGTCAGTTGTCTTAATCCTGAGCACCCTGATAAAAATCCAAGTATGCGTATTGACCAGGTAACAGGTATATTCAACTGTTTTTCGTGTGAGTATAAAGGTAACTTGTTTACTCACTTCGGACAAAAAGCAAATAAAATGGAGATCAAGCGTCAGTTGTTGAAAAAGAAAATTCAGCAAGTGCGGGAGGAAAGCAGCGGTATAGAACTTCCTCGTGACGCTACTACTTTTATGGGTACTTGGCGTGGTATTAGCCAGAAAACTTATAGACAATTTGAAGCATTTATGAGCGGGCAGAAAGAGTTTAGTGGTCGCATTTGTTTTCCTATTCGTGACAGAACAGGAAAGATAGTTGCAATTCAAGCTAGAACTCAAACCACTCAGATGCCTAAATACTACAATGCTCCCGTCGGGGCAAAAATGCCTTTATTTCCCACTGTTTCTACAATACAGAACAGTGTTATTTTAGTAGAAGGAATATTTGATGTTCTAAATCTACACGATAAAGGCTTGACCAATGCAGTATGCTGTTTTGGCGTAAAAAACTTTACAGACGAAAAGTTAGAAATGTTATCCGTTCAGGGAGTTACAAACATAGATATCTTCCTTGACAATGATGAAGCCGGTCAGAGCGGGGCCGCAAGAGTTAAAGAACAGTGCGAGAAATTTGGTCTCAATACCCGCAACATTGCATTTGGAGACAAGTACATAGATGCCGGGGCACTGAATCAATCTCAGGTAGACAGCCTAAGGAGACAATTATATGCCTAGAGTTGCATTAGTAGAAACTAAACCAAGTAGAACTAATTTTAAACAAGAATTTGACAATGCTTTTGAGTTCGATCAGTATCAGTTATGTTCTAATCCTGATCTCAAAAAAGTATTGAAACGAGACTGCGACATCGACATGAGCCCAGACGACTATGACTGGGTTATTCTTGTTGGATCGGACGCGCTCAAGTATTATACAAAAGTTAATTCAGTAACAGAATATTCGGGTAAGAAGATTGAAGGCAAGTTCTTACCTGTTATCAATCCTGCAATGCTTGCCTTTAAGCCAGAAGCTAAAAGAACGTGGGACGACTCTAAGGAGAGTATCAAAAACTATATCGCTGGTGACTTTGAGGATATAACCGTCAATGAAGACGTTGCTTTTGGCATCCAAGATACGGAGAAAGCAAATGAATTTATTCAGGCCGCCATCAGAGAAGAATGTGAATATGTTGCACTCGATTCTGAGACAACTGGGTTATATCCCCGTGACGGTTATATGCTTGGTATTAGTCTGTCTTATAATAATAAGTTCGGTGCTTATATTGATACCGATTGTTTTAATGATGAGACTGAAAGACTTCTGCAAGAGTTATTTAACAAGAAGATCGTAGTATTTCACAACGCGAAGTTTGATATGGCGTTTTTCGAGTATCACTTTCACTTCAAGTTTCCTCGTTTTGAGGACACCATGCTGCTCCATTACCTCATAGACGAGAATCCCGGAGGGCATGGCCTAAAGACGTTATCACTAAAGTACACTCCCTACGGGGACTATGAAAAGCCTATGTACGACTGGATTGACCAGTATCGTAAAGAGCATGGCATTCTGAAAGGCGACTTTCAGTGGGGAGCTATTCCCTTTGATATTATGAAAACTTATGCAGCAATGGATGCTTTGTGTACTTTTTTGCTGTACGAGAAGTTTAAAAAAATTAAACAAAACAAAAAACTCAATTCTGTATATGAGAATATTCTTATTCCAGGTACTCGGTTTCTGACAGATATACAGGATAACGGAGTACCTTTTGATAAGAAACGCTTGTATGTTGCACAGGATGCAATGCAAACTGACATTGATACAGCAATCGCCAAGCTCTACGAAAATCCAAAAGTACGGAGGTTTGAGGAAATAAATGCAAAGCCTTTTAATCCTAATTCTACTCTGCAGTTGCGTAAGTTACTATTTGACCAACTTGGCCTTAAACCGACTGGAAAGAAAACTGGGACGGGCGCAGATTCTACGGATGCGGAAGTCCTCAAGGAACTCGCAATTCAAAGCGATGTACCTAAGCTCATCTTGGATATCAGACAAAAATCCAAAATCAAGAATACTTACCTTGACAAAATCATACCTCAGTTGGATAGAGACTCTCGTCTTCGCACAGGCTTTAATCTGCACAGTACTACTTCTGGTCGCCTTAGTTCTAGTGGTAAACTTAATATGCAGCAGCTTCCTCGGGATAACCCTACTGTAAAGGGGTGCATCAAGGCAGCTCCTGGCCACCAGATTGTTGCAATGGACTTGACGACTGCCGAAGTATATGTTGCGGCAGTTCTTGCAAATGATGTAGCCTTGATGGATGTGTTCCGATCTGGAGGCAACTTCCACAGTACTATTGCTCACAAGGTGTTCCGACTTCCTTGCGAAGTAGAAGAAGTAGCAGAGCTATACTCAGATCGTAGGCAGGCCGCAAAAGCCGTTACCTTCGGTATTATGTATGGAGCTGGTCCTGCAAAGATCAGTGAACAAGTAACAAAAGACAGTGGTAAGTATTTTTCAAAGAACGAGGCCACAGAAGTAATTAATGAATATTTTGGCACATTCCATAGTCTAAAAGCGTGGATTGAAGATAGACAAAAGTTTATTGAACAGAATGGATATGTGTACAGCTACTTTGGACGAAAGAGGAGGCTACCTAATGTTGAAAGTACCGATAAAGGCATCAAGTCTCATAGCATTCGCTCTGGTCTTAATTTTTTGGTCCAGTCCGCTGCTTCTGATATTAACCTTTTGGGGGCCATAGATATGCAAGACTTTATACAACAAAACAGTATGAAGTCAAGAATCTTTGCTCTCGTTCACGACTCTATTCTTGCGGAAGTTCCGGAAGATGAGATAGAAGTGTACTCTGATAATCTTCAGAGGCTAATACAAAGGGATCGTGGTATCTATATCCCTGGAGCTCCTATAGGCTGTGACTTTGAAATAGGGGAAGACTACTCAATGGGTAAGTTTAAGAAACTATATGGTGATACAGTACAGTAGTGCTAACAAAATACGGTTTCCAGTATACGAGTTAGATTCTGGGAACTGGGAAAGACAAGACGGTATTTTATTTCTAGAGGACAAAATACTTGACGATAAAAACATGCAAGGCGATACTCTAGGTGTTCGCCGTATGCAGACCCCTCATAAGAATTTATCTCCTTTAAATAAGCAGGTAGATACTCTGCGAGGGGTTCTCAAAAGTGACAAAAAACATTTTATAGATAGTAATGGATTTCCATTCATCTATGAAAAAACTAAGTTTTCCAAGTTAAAATACTATAGAATAAAGAGAGTCATTCAAAAGGATGTTTGCTCTTTATTGTGCTTAGAGGGGGTAAAACAAAAGTTTGTAGTACCAAGGCCTCCGCCAGATGGAGTTCGTTATGCAGGACTGCTCCATGTAGGGGAGTTGCCCTGGATGCTATACAACTATTCAGAAGATAAACCACTAGACACGAGAAGGAAAGTATGAAGAAGTTATTACCAGTACTCCTGCTATCAGGATGTACAGTTATTGATAGGGATCAACAAGACTGTGTCGAGTTTATGGCCTATCTTACAACTAAAGAAGAATGTACAGGAGGGCGCGGAGTAGCTCCTCAGATTTGTATTATAAAACCTGTTGAGAAGCTATTCTGCACAAGATATGAAAGCAGTACTATCTAATCGTATTTTTATGGAAGCTAGTCCCGAGTATCGGAAGATTCTCTCGGACGAACTCACGTATAAAATACCTTCGCAAAACCCGAATGACCCTCCACAGATCATTAAGAATCTGCAGCGGGTGCGCGAAAATCTGGTATCTATACCAATCGGACGAACGGATCTGATACCGGACTCATACGAAATTGTCGAAAAGCGTCTAAGCATTCCTGCTGACTTTCCGAAGTTTAAGTTTGAGCTACGGCAAAGTCAGCAGGATGTTTATGACAATTTGGATGATAACTGTATCATCAACGCTTGGGTAAGTTGGGGAAAGACCTTTACAGGTCTTGCAATCGCAGGGAAACTCGGTCAAAAGACACTCGTAGTAACTCACACAGTACCGCTACGAAATCAGTGGGCCAAGGAAGTGGAGAAAGTTTATGGATTTAGTCCCGGCATTATTGGGAGTGGCAAGTTTGACGTTGATAGCCCTATTGTTATTGGGAATACTCAGACTTTGTACCGGAATATCGAGAAAATCCGAAAAGAATTCGGAACTATAATACTTGATGAGATGCACCACGTGTCTTCTCCCACATTTGCTAAGATTATTGATACCAGCCATGCTCGTTACAAGATAGGGCTGTCGGGTACAATCGAGCGCAAAGATGGAAAGCACGTGGTTTTTCGGGATTACTTTAGCCCCAACATCTTTAAACCGCCAAAAGAAAACTTTCTCACACCAAGTATAGATATTTACCGCTCAGAGGTTCGTTTTCCAGACGGCGCAAACATACCCTGGGCTAAAAGAGTTAATGCTATAGCAAATAACGACGAATATCGTCACTCAGTTGCAATGTTAGCGTCAGCATACGCCGCAAGAGGCCATAAGGTACTTGTGGTGTCAGATCGAGTTCACTTTTTGAAGAGCTGCGCCGAACTGACTGGTGAGAATTCCATATGTGTTACGGGTGAGGTACCGCATGAGGAAAGAGAAACACTAATAAATGAGATATTACATGGAAAAAAGAACATTTTATACGGAACTCAAGCAATTTTTAGCGAAGGTATCTCTGTCAATAGCCTTAGCTGTCTCATTCTTGCTACCCCTATCAATAATGAACCTTTACTTACCCAGCTCATCGGCAGGGTTGTACGCAAGCATGAGAACAAAAGAGACCCAGTAATTATTGACATTCACCTTAAAGGAAAGACAGCCCAGCGACAAGCATCAAACAGAATGGGCTACTATATGAAACAAGGCTACGCTATAAGACAGTTGTAGCATAGAAAAATACTTCTTGACTTTTGTTTCAAAAGAGAGTATAATATGTTGTTCTATGATTGGAAAAAGATCTACGATGCGGCAGAAGGCAATGCTTTATCTGTCTTTGTGATCTTTAGAATGTTAGTAAAAAGATCAATACCAAAAAATAAGTATGATGATATTTATAAATACGCTGGAAAGCATTTTGCTGGGCAATCCTACCTTGTTCACCCAGATGTTTTATTATACTATGCTTACAAGCACAGCCATCGCGAAATAGCCCAGTATATCGCTTTGGCTTCTATGCGTCCGTACGCGGACTATTTAATTACTGGGAATACCACACTGGATCTACTTCAATGCGAAGTAGAACTAGAACACTTTGAAGATAACAGTCTACTTCGTATAGAAAATGGTAAAATTCATTTTATATATGAAGAAGTCAAACAGGAGAATATACACTAATGGCACTATCATTTAACAAAGCCGCAGGCGGGGCTAAAAAATCGTCTATTACTTCTTACGCTTACCGTGACGGAGACAACGAAGTTCGCTTGGTTGGGGATGTACTCGCACGATACGTTTACTGGCTGGAAGGCAAGAATGGCAAGCAGATTCCTTTTGAGTGTCTGTCTTTTGATCGTAACGAAGAGCGTTTCAACAACCTCGAGAAGGATTGGGTACGTGAGTACTACCCCGATCTGAAGTGTGGCTGGAGCTATGCAATGCAGTGTCTTGATGGCGGTGAAGTCAAAATCATCAACCTCAAGAAGAAGCTCTTTGAAGCTATCTTGACTGCAGCAGAGGACCTTGGCGATCCTACTGATCCTGAGACGGGCTGGGATGTCAAGTTCAAGCGAGTGAAGACTGGTCCTCTTCCCTACAATGTAGAGTACCAGTTACAAGTACTTAAGTGCAAGCAGCGTGCTCTCGACGAAGACGAGATGGCAGCTATTGCTGATCTGAAGTCTATGGATGATGTTATGCCTCGTCCTACACCAGACGCACAAAAAGCTCTTTTAGATGAGATTCGTGAAGTCTCTTCAGAAGATATGGATGAAAGCCTAGAAGCTGAGTTTAATTTGTCGTAAGAGGTGTGTATGCCTAAATATGCATATGAGAGACTTAAACTACCTAATAATGAATATCGTTTACGTCGCCAAAAAGCTACTAGCTTTGCACGGGGATGTAAAAAACCGTTTGTACAGCTTTACACATTAAGTGGAGCTTACATAGATGCGGATCCTCATAAAAATAAAGAATTAAAAGATTCTTATTTTGAGGAAGACATAGAAGGGCTTTACTTAGTAGAGCCCTGTACACTTGTCGTAGAAAAAAGTGGAAAATCTTATTTCAAAAGAGGTAAAATGAGCGGAGAAGGCACAACCAGGTATTACAGACCAGGGTTTAGTGTTCCTCAACTAATAAAGCCTTCTTTAAAAGAATTCGCCTACGCAATAGCTGTAGGACGATCTTCTCGCGAAATAGAGATGAAATTAATTCATGATATCGACAGACTAGACGATGAGGTAGGTAAACATATTCCTAATTTAGTAGAAGGTGCGGTAGGCTACATAGATAAATACGTTATTCCTGTAAATAACGTATTTAGAACCCCTACTTTAACAGAAACTTTAAAAGATAAATTAGAAAGTTTAGTGTTAAATACAAGGTTTAATTCATGATTTTATTTACAGCAGACTGGCACATCAAGCTAGGACAAAAGAACGTACCTCGTGAGTGGGCCATAAATCGCTATCATATGTTTTTCAAGCAAGTACATGAGCTTGAGCTACAGTGCAATATGCACGTTATTGGAGGCGACTTATTTGACCGTCTGCCGAACATGGAAGAGTTGGAGCTATACTTTTCATTTATCTCAAATGTGAGTATTCCAACTCTTATCTATGACGGTAATCACGAAGCTACAAAGAAAAACAAAACTTTCTTCACGCAACTTAAAAAAGTAACTCGAGATATCAACCCTCTTGTAAAAGTAGTTGATATGTCATACTATGACAATGACTTCGGGTTTGGAGTACTGCCATATGCAGATCTTCATCGTAAAAACTCTATTGAACTGTTTGATCCAAAGAAACCTTTGTTCACTCATGTTCGCGGAGAGATTCCTCCACACGTCAAGCCAGAGGTGGACTTAGACAGGTTTGAGGACTTTCCAGTAGTTTTTGCAGGCGATCTTCACGCACATAGCAATACTCAACGCAACATTGTATACCCCGGCAGCCCTATGACAACTTCGTTTCACCGAAATGAGGTCAGCACCGGCTACCTTCTTATAAACCCAAACAACTGGGAGTGGATGTGGGACGAGTTTCAGCTACCTCAGCTAATTCGTAAAACAGTATCAGATCCAAGTGAAATGATACCTACAGACTACCATCACACAATCTATGAGATAGAAGGGGATATTCAAGAGCTTGCAGGCGTTAAGAACACAGAACTTCTTGACAAAAAAGTTGTAAAACGCAACACTGAAGCCACTCTTGTCATGGACAAAGAGATGAGCATTCAAGAAGAGTTAGTAGAGTATCTATCCTATATTCTGGAAATACCAGAGGCAAGGATTCCACAAATAGTAGGTATATTTAATGATTACGCTGCAAAAGTTGAAATGGAGTAATTGTTTTAGTTATGGAGCCGACAACGAGCTAGACCTAAGTAGTAATACTGTGACACAGCTTGTTGGTACTAACGGGATGGGGAAGTCCTCCATCCCGTTAATTATAGAAGAGGCACTGTACAACAAGAACTCAAAAGGAATTAAAAAGGCGGATATACCAAACAGATACGTAAACTCAGGTTATCACATACATCTTGAGTTTACAAAAGATGAGAAAAGCTATGATGTCATTATTGATCGGAAGTCTAATATTAAGCTTCGTCTTTTGGAAGATGGAGAAGATATTAGTTCTCATACAGCGACCAATACATACAAGACTCTCCAAGATATTATTGGCATCGACTTTAAAACCTTCTCTCAGTTGGTATACCAGAACACAAATAGCAGTCTACAGTTTCTTACTGCGACAGATACAAATCGCAAAAAGTTTCTTATTGACCTTCTCCACTTAGAGCACTATGTAAAGCTATTTGAAATATTCAAGGAAGAAGCTAGAAAGAGTACGCTAAACCTTAATAGTATTGAAAGTAAAATAGCGACAATTGAAAAGTGGTTATCAAGTAACAAATTGAGTGATACATCCATACTGCCCACGTCTGAAATTTCTATTGACACATCAGAGGACGAACAAGAACTCGCCACTCTTATGATGGAAATTAAAAATATTTCCGAAAAAAATAGAAAAATTTCTCAGAATAATACTTATAAAGATTTACTTTCTGAGATAAATATTGAGGAAGCTCAAGCCTGTAAAATATCAGCATTAGAGTCCTATGATGAGTTTCAAAGCGAATTAGGAACTTTAAACGGGGTCGTAACGGGGTCAAAAAATATTTTACACAAAATGAGCAAACTTGGGGACCACTGCCCCACTTGTGAACAGTCTGTAGACAGTTCTTTTAAACAGTCGCTTATAGATGCAGAGGCAAAAAAGATTGCAGAAGCAAGAGAAAAACAAGATGAAATTGATAGAAGAATATCAGAAATTAAACGAAACAATGCAGAGTACGAACGTGCTCGCAAAACTGAAAAAGATTGGCAAGAGTTGTTTAGAAGCATTGACAGTAGTCTACCAACATCTCCAGTGGATCCTGCGGAGCTTAGAAGTAGGGCTGATCGAATTTCGGAGAGAATACAGAATGCAAAGGATGAACTTGTACGACTCACACGAGAAAATGAGGCAATCACTAAACGAAACACAAGAATCCAAGTAATATTAGAGCAAACTGACGAATTTACCCAAGAGTTGTTTGAGTTAAATGAGCTTCTCGATCTTGAGGCTGCAACGACAGGGCACTTGGAAGTACTAAAAAAGGCTTTCAGTACCAACGGTTTGTTGGCGTATAAGATAGAGAATCTTGTAAAAGAGTTGGAAGAGCTCACAAACTACTATTTAGCAGAACTATCCGATGGTCGATTTACACTGGAGTTCGTAGTATCAAATGATAAACTCAATGTTCAAATCACTGATAATGGTAACATTGTGGATATTCTTGCTCTCTCTAGTGGAGAGCTGGCAAGGGTAAACACAGCTACTCTGATTGCTATACGCAAGTTGATGAGTAGCAT